CTCGGACGCGATTTTAAGCGGCCGCGAACCGCTGGCGCTCGCGAACGCGTTTGAGCGCTCAAGCAAGATAAGTGATCGCGGCGATGAGTATATACGCGTCGAACTAAAGCACTGCGAGCGCTGTGGGAGGATATTTACCCGTGAGGCGGACAGCGATGAGCGAGATTGCCCCCTGTGCCAGCAGAAACAACGTGACACCGAGGGAAACAGGGCGCGGCGTCGAGTGTCCAATCTGCAAGCACGCCACACTCATTTGGGAGTATCGCTACGCACAGCCTACCTTCTGTCTCGGCGCCATGACGTGTCCGGAATGCGGAGCGACCTTCGACGTGACGCCGCGGCGAAGTTGATGTCATCTGGCGCGCCGCCAGAATAAATCGGAGGGCCTATGCCGATGAGGGCGCGACGCCCATGCCGGCATCCTGGATGCCACGAGTTGACCAATGATGGGCTGTGCGAGAAGCATCGCTTGGAACGCGGTCGGGATCGCGAGCGCGGACGGCCGAACTCGGCCGGGCGTGGGTACGATGGGCGTTGGCGAAAATTCAGAGCGCAATACCTGCGACGGCATCCGATGTGCGAGGCGGCCGGCGGTTGCGACCAGGTGGCGACGGATGCGCACCACGTCGTGAGGATGGTCGACGGCGGCGCGCAATGTGACGAAGGTAACCTCCAGGCGCTGTGCGGTGAGCATCACGACGGACTCGGCGGAGCTGGCGGACGAGCCTGAGGCCGTACCCAGGGTGGGGTCAGATCTCTTTCGCGACGCGTGCTTTGACCGCCCGTTCAGCAAAATTTCTATTTCCGCAAAATTCCACTTTTTTTACAATCTTTCCTCGGCCGCCAACGCAGAATCAATAACTTGAGGCTGCCGAAGCGGCCGGGGACGGGCGAAATCGAGCAGATTATGCCTAGACCGCGCACTCCGACCTCCATGCTCGAGCAAAATGGCTCGTTCGACCACGATCCGCAGCGCCGAGCTGCCCGCGAAGGCGAGCCGACCCCTTCCGGACCTCTGGGCGATCCCCCCGCGAGATTCACTCCAACCCAGCGCGAAGTGTGGATTGAGCTGATTCTCCAGGCTCCGGAAAATGTCCTGACAATCTCCGATCGAGTCATGGTCGAGCTCTACTGCACGCTGGTTGCGCGCATGCGCGGCGGCGATCCCGACCCCGAGCGCGAGGGCAAGATCAAGCCGCCGGAGAACCTCAAAGCCGCCGAGGCCAATCTGCTCCTGAATCTCCTGGGAAGGATGGGCCTAACTCCCGCTGATCGCAGCCGCGTCCATGCTCCGTCCACCAAGAAAGAAGCCGCCGATGACACCTTCGGACGCCTCGCTGCCACTGGACGCGGCAAGCCTACCGCCCGCAACCAGTAAGCGCGACTTTGCGGCGCTTGCCAAGCAGTACGCCCAGGATGTCGTCCGCGGAAGGATTCCCGCCTGCAGGCAGGTCAAGCAAGCCTGCCAGCGTCACCTCACAGACCTCGCGCGCAGCCGCAAGACCGAATTCGACCAGCGCCACCTCACAGACCTGGCGCGCAGCCACGAGTTCGAGTTTGATTTCATCTTCGACAAGGAATCCGCCTCCCGCGCCTGCGAGTTCATTGAGGCACTCCCCCACATCAAGGGAGCGTGGGCGCGGCGCAAGGAGCTGATCACCCTCACCCCGTCCTGGGCGTTCATCATTGCCTCGCTCTTCGGATGGGTCGAGCGCGCTCGTCCCGACCGTTACCGGTTTCGCATCGCCTATATCTGCGTTCCCCGCAAGGCCGCAAAAACCACGATCTGCGCTGGCATCGAACTCTACAAGTTCTGCGCCGACGGCGAGTACGCCGCCGAGGTCTATATTGGCGCCACCTCGCTGGACCAGGCGAAGCGCACGGCATTCAAAACCTGCCGCGCGATGGTGATGAAATCGCCGTCGCTCAAGAAGCACTTTGGCATCAAGGTCAACGTCCATTCCCTGGTGCGCGACGAGGACGGCTCGATTCTCAAGCCGGTCATCGCCAAGCCGGGAGACGGCGATTCGCCCTCCTGCGCCGCCCTTGAGGAGTTTCACGAGCACGGCACCTATGAGCTGCTCAACGCGATGTACCAGGGCATGGCCGCGCGTGACAATCCCCTGCTGCTGGAGATCACCACCGCCGGCAATGACATTTCCAGCCCCTGCTATGAGACGCAGCAGCAGGTTGAAAAAATCCTCGATGGCTCCGTCGTCGACGAGCGCATCTTTGGAATCGTCTACACCATCGATCCTGAGGATGACTGGACGACCGAGGCCGCACTGGTAAAAGCTCAGCCGTCCCTCGGCATCACCGTTGACCGGCAGAAGCTGCTCGACGATCAGGCCTCCGCCGTCGCCTTCGTGGAGAAGCAAAACGATTTCAAGAACAAGCAACTCAATGTCTGGACCAACACGCGCAACGCCTGGATCAACTCCGAACTGTGGAAGGCGTGCGCTAATCCCGAGCTTCTCATCAAGCAGTTTGAAGGGCAGCCCTGCGTCATCGGCCTCGACCTCGCAGATGAAATCGACATTGCCTCCAAGGTGTACATCTTCGGCCATGAGGTCAACGGCGAGCCGGGATACGCGGTGTTCACCAAGCACTATCTCAACTCGGCCCGCGTCCGGGAAAAGCGCAACGCTCACTACCTTCCGTGGGTTGCCGACGGATGGCTTACCGAGACGCGCGGCAACGTCACCGACTATCCCCTGATCAAAGAGGACCTGATCGACGACTGCGAGCGCTACCTGGTCAAAGAAGTTGCATTCGATCCTCACCATGCGCCGCCGCTCGTGCAGTTCGTGCAGCAGGATCCACGCTGGGATCAGTCCATCGAGTTTGTGAAGATCACCCAGTCGGCTGAGAACCTTTCGCCGGCCATGCACCAGATCGAAAAAAACGTGCGCGCCAACTCCGTCGAGCACGACGGGGACCCGGTGATGTCCTGGATGATGTCCAACGTGGTCGCTCGCGCGGTAGGGAAAGATTCAATCATTCCCGATCGCGCCAACGCGGATTCCAAGATCGACGGCGCCGCCGCCTACATCATGGCCATGTCGCGCGCCGGAACGCTTCCGGAATCCAACGACGGACCGGACATTGACGAAATCGGCCCCAGCGAAGAAGAAACGCCTCACGCCGTGCCCGGCGCACCAGCTTTACCCGCACTCTCGAAAGCAGAAAAGGCCCGCAGAGCCTACTTTAAGCAAGTTATGGATTCCGAATGAACAAGACAGATTGGCTCATCCTCGCAGGTTTCCTCCTGCTCATTGCTGGAGCCGCCTTCATCTATCGCCCTCTCGGCCTCCTCGTTGCCGGCGGACTCTGCATTCTCGTCGCTCGCGCCTCCGCCGACCAGCGTAAACGCCGTCAGGACCTTGAATAGCCATGGGATTCCTTAGCTCTATCGTCGAGCGCCGCGATGGCCTCACCTCTTCGCTCTCCGCCCCGCTGGGTTGGCTCTTCGAGGCCTTCGGCATGTCACCGACCGAGTCGGGCATGGCCGTGAGCGAGCGCGGCTCGTTGAAGTGCACCGCCGTGTACGCCTGCGTCAACGTGCTCGCTCAGACCCTCGCCCAGGTTCCATGGGATGTCTTTCGCCGGAGCGGGAAAACGAAGACCGTGGCGCGCGATCGCGCGGAGCATTACCTGCTCCACGCCGAACCCAACGCCTGCATGACGTCGTTCAGCTTCCGCGTCGCCATGATGATCAACGTCCTGCTCTACGGCAATCTTTACGTGGAGATCGTGCGCGACGGCGCCAACCGCATCAAGTTCTTCCGGCTCTTGCCGTCGTGGACCGTGCAGGTCTATGAATCGCTCGATGAAGAGCGTTTGGTCTTCGCCGTCACCCGCCGCAACGGCCAGCGCGATACCCTAGACTGCTCGGATGTGATCCACGTTCCGTGCCTATCGCTCGACGGTATCGCCGGCCTTTCTCCGATTGCGCAGCACCGCCAGGCCATCGGCCTCAGCCTCGCTGCGGAGTCGGCCGGGGCATCGTTCTTTGGCAACGGCTCGCGCCCCTCGGGATACCTTTCGACCGCGACCAAGCTCACCAGGGATCAGCGCGAAAATCTCGAAGATAAGTGGTTCAGTAAGTTCAGCGGCGCGCGTAATCATGGCAAGGTTCCCATTCTCTCCGGCGACCTCAAGTGGAACCAGCTCTCGATTCCGCCGGCCGACGCGCAGTACATCGAAACGCGCCAGTTCCAGCTTGCCGATATTGCCCGCGTCTACCGCGTTCCCGGCGTCCTCGTCGGCCTCTCGGAGACAGCGACCCACGCCTCGGCCGACGCCTTTTTTCTCAGCTTCGTAAAGTTCACCCTTACGCCTTGGGTGCAGGCCATCGAGCAGGAGTTCGATCGCAAGCTCTTTCCTAACACCGACGATCTTTACTGCAAATTTGACCTCAACGGACTGCTTCGCGGCGACGCCAAGGGCCGCGGTGAATACTACAAGGCGATGTGGACCACGGGCGCATTCTCGGCCAACATGATTCTCGATTGGGAAGAACAGGACCCAATCGAAGGCGGCGATCAACACTTCGTGCAGCAGGGATTCATGCCGCTGGACAAGGTGGACGAGGTGCTCGAAGCCCAGATAAAGAAGGGATCGACTCCACCGCTGCCTCCCACCGCGCCCGATGCGGATGTAACCGCCGGCGCAGGAGCTCGCAGCGCTTACGTGGCATGGCTGCAAGACGTTCAGTCCAGAGTTGCCAAGTGGGAGAAGAGAGATGCAGTCAAGGTCGCAGAGGCCTTCGCGCCGGTATTCAGCTCCCTGGCGTGCCTGACGGCCAGCCCGGAAAAGCTGCCAACCATAAATTCGCGCGAATTCTGCATGCGCATGATGTCCGAGCTCGACGCAGCTCTACCCAATTTTGCCGAACGCGCCATCGCGCGCTTCGAACAGGAGTGCCAATGTCCCGCGTAAAACAAGAACGCCGCTTCCTCCAGACCGAAGTCCGCCTCCAGAAGGAAGCCGACAAGCCCACCATGATCACGGGCTACGCCGCTGTCTTCAACAAGACCGCGAAGATTGGCGGTTCATTCAGCGAGGTGATCCGCCCCACGGCCTTCACCCGCGCCCTCAAGGAGAAGCAGGACGTGCGCGCCCTCTTCAATCACCACGACGGCAAGGTGCTCGGGCGCACCAAGTCAGGCACGCTACGCCTCTCGGTCGACGATAAGGGTCTGCGTTACGAGATCGATCCGCCGAATACTACGGTCGCCAATGACCTCATGGAATCCATCGGCCGCGGCGACATCGACGCCAGCAGCTTCGCTTTCGTGACGCGCAACGACAAGTGGACCGAAGCCACCAAAGACGGGGTGACCACCTGCCTCCGCGAGATACTCGACGTGGACCTGTTCGACGTTTCGCCAGTGACCTACCCCGCCTACGCCTCCACCACCGCTGGCGTCCGCAGCCAGCTCTTCGAGGGTCTCGAAATACCCAAGGAGATGCGCGCCGCCGCCGCCGATTGCGAGTGCGACTGTACCGAGTGCCAGGACGGTAATTGCGCTGATTGCTCCGACGATGAGTGCGACGACGAAAACTGCCGCTGCGCCAAACGAAGTGCGCGGGCGGCAAGCGAAGAAACGGCCCGATCTGATTTCAAAGAGCACATGGAGATACGCCTCAAGCTCGCCGAGAAAGTTTAGGAAATGAAGATGCTGGTGGCCTACATCGTGTGCCCGGCTCTGGCTTGTTTCATTCTTTGGCTCAGGCAAGGGCGATTCCTCGCCGCTGATGTGCAGATTCCGGGCGCAATTTTGCTCGGGCCGATCAGTCTTTTGATTGCTTTGTTCGTTCCACGCAGCATGTTGACTTCGCGAGAGAAAAGCGAAGGAAAACGGGACTCAAGCATATAAACCCAAAAGTTTAGCTCCAACTAAACTTCAAGATTTTTCCCGCGCTTCGCGGACGGCGGCAGCCGTCCTCCCAAGGCAGGGAACGCGACGAAGCACCCGGCAGGGCGCATGTCTCGCAATTTGCACCACCCAAGGACAAACGTCATGTTGATGCTCAAATCGAAAGAACTTCGCGAGCAGCGTGCCAAGCTGATCGCCGACTGCCGCGCCCTGATGGCCGGTGAACTCACCACTGAGATCCGCGCCAAGGCCACCGCCATGGACGCCGATATCGACAAGCTGCAGGCCGACATCGACCTCTACGAAAAGCAGGAAACCCGCGAGCGCGAGCTTGCCACCAAGACGGATCCCATCGTGGACCCGAAAGTGGATCCCGCTCCTGAAGATCGCAAGAAAGCCATCGAAGCCGAAGGCCGCGCCTATAGTGCAGCGTTCGAAGCCTACATGCGCTTTGGCGTGCAGGAACTCACCCGGGAGCAGCGCAGCATCCTGAAAAATGGATACCGCGAAGTGAAGGATGGAGAAACGGAACAGCGCGCCCAGACCGTCAGCACCACGGGCGGCGGCTATCTGGTTCCTCAGGGATTCATGGCTGAGCTGGAACGCGCCGAGTTGATGTTCGGCGGCGTCCGTCAGGCAGCCCGCATCCTCAAGACCGAATCCGGCAATGCCATCCCTTGGCCGACCACCGATGATACCGGCAACACCGGCGAAGATTCCACCATCAACACCGCCGCCAGCGAGCAGGACATCACCTTCGGCCAGGTCACGCTGATTTCCAGCAAAATCGATTCCGGCCTCATCCTGGTGCCGACCGAACTGCTGGAAGATACCGGCATCAATCTTGATACCGAGATCGGCAGTATGATCGGCGAGCGCCTCGGCCGTCGCCAGAACGCAGCGCAGACCACCGGCTCGGGGTCAAGCTACTTCCAGGGTGTCACCATTGGCGCCAGCGCGGGCCTTACCGCCGCCTCGGCCACCGCCATTGCCGCCGATGAGCTGATCACCCTGCAGCACAAGGTTGATCCGGCTTACCGCAGCAATCCCAAGTGCGCGTTCATGATGAACGATGACACGATGCGCATCATCCGCCAGCTGAAGGACGGAAACGGGCGCTACCTGCTGGATTACAGCACCCTGCCCGGCCAGTTCACCACGCTGCTCGGTTTCAAGGCGATTCCCAACCAGCAGATGGCCACCGTCGCGGCTTCCGTGATCTCTGTGCTCTTCGGCGATTTCGGCAAGTTCATCATTCGCGACGTTCGCGGCATTGTGGTCAAGCGCCTCAACGAGCTGTACGCCGTGGCCGACCAGGTCGCCTACCTTGCCTTTTATCGCGGTGACAGCCGCCTCGTCTGCGCCAGCACCAAGGCGCTGGTTAAGTTTACGCAGCACAGCTAAGTGCCGGTTTCCCCTTCGCGGTGCAGCCGGTTCCTCTGGACCGGCTGCCTCTTCTCGGGAACCAGTAGCAAAGGAGTTTTCCCATGCCTCTTCCGGTTGAAACAACCAGGGACACCAAGGTCTATCTCACCCAGGGCGGCTCGAATCTCGTCGTCGCCAACGGGGGCGTCATCGAGGTCCAGTCCGGCGGCGCTATCACCATTGATGGCGGCGGCACCCTCACCGGCACCGTCGTCATCACGCCAGCCGCGGCCATCGCCAGCCTTACCGATAACTCCGGCGGAGTTGCCGCCAATCCCATCGCCATCTTCCGCAGCGACACCGTGGCGCACCTCGCCGCCGATTCCGCCGCCGCTGTTGCCGAGCTCATTGCCATCATCAACACGATTCTGGCTGAGCTTCGCACGACCCAGGTCATTTCCACCTAGCTTTTCCCGTGCGCGGGGCCGGACATGCAATCCCGGCTCCGCTTTTTCGAACGCTTTATGGAGCACTATGCAAATCAAACTTTTCACCAGCCTGTCCGGCACCGCCTACATGCCGGAAGGTCGCATCATGGACGTTCCCGACGATGTGGCCGCGCGCCTCATCGCGGGAGGAACAGCTGTCCCCGTGGTCACCACGCCGCCTGTGGCTTCGAATAACGTTACAGGCGCTCCCGAGACAGCCGTCGCCAAGCAGCCCGCGCTCGAACTGCGCAAGCTCACCGCCTCCCAGCTCGCCGGCATCGCCCAGTGCGTCGAGTACTTCGAAGCCGATCCCACCGCGCAGAGTGCCGAGCAGCTCGCCGCTTTGGCCAAAAAGATTTCCGAGTAGCCCATGCCCAGCAAACTCATCGTCGCGCCCATCGCCGAACCGCTTACGCCGCAGCACATCATGCAATACCTGCGCATTGACGACACCGGCGACGAGTCTGGCTTTATCGTGGACATGATTCCAGCCGCACGCCAGTATGTCGAAGAGTTCTGCGATCGCGCCCTGATGACCCAGACCTGGAACTTCTACTTTCAGGACTTCATCCCGCGCGACCGCCGCTTCATGACCGGATTGAATTATCCCGGCTCCAACGTGCCCATCCCTTACGGAGGGTCCAGCCGCTGGGCGCAGCAGTGGCCGCTGAATTCGTATCTCGAACTCAGTATGCCGCCCACCCAGTCGGTCGGGCCGGTCACCTATGTGGACGTGAACGGCGTCACCCAAACCCTCGACCCATCCATCTACCTGGTTGACCTGGTGAGCGAACCGGCGCGCATCTATCTCGCGCCTGGGAAAATCTGGCCGCCCTACACTTCGCAGCGCAACGCGATTTGTGTGCCGTGCGTCTGTGGCTATGCCAGCGCCGCGCTGGTGCCCGCTCGCATCAAGCTCGCCATCAAGATGGTGATCGCCAACTTCTACGAGAATCGCGAGCCGGTTTCCCTTGTCCCTGGCACGCAGCCCTACGAGATGCCGCTCAACATCGCCGCCATCCTCGCGCCCTACATCACGGAAAGGTTCTAATGGACACGAAAACACTGTACCGCGTAAAACTTGGAAGGATATCCGAGCACGTCTTCCTAATCGCCGCGAGCTGTCCAGATGCAGCGATCGACATGGCCGTGTCGATCCAACGCGAGAGCCAGCCGAAGCATGATTGGAATAGGGCCGACCTGCTTTTCATTGACGTTGCCGCGAGCGGCGTCTACGAGGCCACATGAAGCCAATTCAGGCCGGGCAACTACGTCACCGGGTGCAGTTCCAGCAACTCGCCACGGCCACACCGGACGCCTTTGGGCAGCCCTCCATGGTGTGGACCACGTACTATACCTGCTGGGCCGATATCGAGATCCTGCGCAGCCAGATGCTGAACGAGACCGCTGAGTTCGTTTCCAAGGCAACGTACATCGTCTGCATCCGCTGGGCTGGCGCCGCCGTCCAGATCAGCGCCGCCGACCGCATCGTCGCTCTCGCCGACGGCACCGTCTACGTCATCGACACCGTCACCGACATCGAGCGCCGCCGCCGCAAATTGCAGATCCTCTGCCACGTTTTGAATGAGGCGGACTGATGGAGCTGGAATGTTCGGTCGATACCTCACAGTTCGAGCAGAACCTTACTAAGCTCGGCGCCAAGGTTGCCAGCGTCATCCTGGCCAAGGCTCTGCGCGCTGGAGGCAACGTCCTGGCTGAAGCGCAGCGCGAAGCGGCTCCCGAGCGCACTGACGGCGTTCCCGGAGGCGACGCTCTGCCGCCCGGAGCGCTGAAGAACGATATCCAGGTGCAAATCGATATCGACGGAAGCAGGCAGGTTGGCCTGGTCAAAGTCGGCCCTGGAGTTGGCACGGGCCACGTCGCTCTCTGGCTTGAAGGAGGCCATGAGATGGTCTCGCACGGTAAGAAGCGCAATCGCAAGTTCATCGGCAAAGGCCGCGTCGAGCCGCATCCATTCATTGGACCTGCTTTCCAGGCCTCCGCGCAGCACGCGGTGGAGACGGTAATCGAACTCATCGCCGACGGCATCAACGAAGAGCTCGGTGCCAGCGGAGATCTCATCGCTGAGGGGTTGTCATGATTGAAGCCGGCATTACCGCCAAGCTTGACGCCGACCCTGGCGTCTCCGCCCTTGTCGGCGCGGGTGTCATGCCCCTGACACTGCCGCCTGGATTCACAGCCTTCCCGGCCATCACCTATGCGGTCCTGCCGGACAAGCAAGTCATTCTGCTGGACGGAAGCATGGGCGAGCTGCATTCGCGCCTGCGGTTCCGCTGCCACGCCCTCACCTATGCCGCCGCCGCCAATCTTCGCGCCGCGGTCCATGCGGCGCTCGACACCTTCGCCGGCCCGCTGGCAGACGGAACCATTGTCCAGGCGGTCGAGCCGTCTGACGGCGCCGATTTCTACATCGCGGAGAGCAAGGTGTACGGCTGCATCTGCGAGTTCATCTTTCACTTTCAGTAATCGCAAATTCACGAATTCAGTAATCACGAATTCAACCAGGAGAAACAGCAATGCCCAGCCTCGCACAGCCAGGACGCGGCACAACCATCGGAATCGGAGCGGTGCCCACCACCATCGGCGAAGTAAAGTCCATCACCCGCTCAGGGAACGAGTGGAAGACCGAAGACGTTTCCAACATGAGCACCTCGACTCGGGCCACGGAGAAGATCGCCACCATCTTCGAGCAGGGCACGGTCGAGCTCGCCGGTAACCGGATTTCGTCCGACGCGGGACAGGCTCTGCTGGAAGCAGCGGAGCTGACCGGAGCTGCCACGGCGTTTACCGTCACCCTGCCGAAGACATCCGGCCAGACCGTCGCCGGAGACGTTTACACCTTCAACGCCATTGTCATTTCGGCCCACGAGCCTGCCGACCTCGATGTCACCAAGTCGATCCAGTTCAAGGCAAAACTTAATGTCACGGGCGACGTGACCTTCACCATCGGGCACTAACCCCGCAAATCAGATCAGGAGACACCAGCATGGCCAGCAAAGCACAGCCAGGGCGCGGCACAACCATTTCCGTCAGCGCAGCGCTCATCGGAGAAGTCAAATCCATTACCCGCTCGGGCTACGAGTGGAAAACCGAAGACGTCAGCAACCTTGGCACTTCGACTCGCGCCACCGAGAAGATCGCCACCATCTTCGAGCAGGGCACGGTTGAGCTGGCTGGCAACCGTGCGTCCTCGGACGTGGGACAGATCGCGCTCGAAGCGGCGGAAGTCAGCGGGCTCGCTGTCCCCTTCGTGGTCACCCTGCCCAAGACCTCGGCCCAGACCACCACGGGCGATACCTACACCTTCAGCGCCGTCGTGGTTTCCGCGCATGAACCGGCCGACCTCGATGTTGCCAAGTCGATCCAGTTCAAGGCCAAGCTCGACCTCACTGGCGACGTGACCTTCGCCGTCGGAACCTAAAAGTTTGGGGAATTATATACTTGACTCCCGTGAGGGAATTAAGTAAGATTTGTACATGAGCAAGAGTACAATCAGCACATTCGAGTTGTTCAACCTGATCCCAGATGCGGAAACCGCGAGGCTCTATCTGGAATCGAGACTTTGGCCTGATGGTGTGACTTGCCCGACATGCGCGGGACGGGAACGCATTACGACCCGCAAGGGTGGGTTCTACCGCTGCAACCGATGCGAGACTGACTTTACGGTTCGCACTGGCACAATCTTTGAGCGGTCGCATGTGCCGCTCCACAAGTGGGTTTACGCCATGTACCTCGTGGTCACGGCGCGAAAGGGCATCAGTTCCATGCAGCTTGCCAAAGAGATCGGCGTCACGCAGAAGACGGCGTGGTTCATGCTGCAACGACTCCGCGAGGCTTGCGCCGGGAAGCTCGACAAACTGGCCGGGTTCGTGGAAGTGGACGAGTGCTTCGTCGGTGGTTTGGAGAAGAACAAACATGAAGCCAACAAACTCCGGTTGGGGCGTGGATCGGTCGGCAAGACTGCCGTTCTCGGACTTAGGCAGCGTGGCGGCAAGACCATCGCTTTTCCGATTCAGAACACTGACAAAGAGACGTTGCAGGGCGCGATCCTTGAGCATGTCGAGATTGGTTCTCAGGTAATGACGGACGAGGCTAGCGGCTATCAGGGCATGGATGGGCTGTTCTACTACCACGCGACGGTCAACCACGGCGCTGGCGAGTACAAGCGCGGCGGGGTCCACACGAACTCGATTGAGTCTGTCTGCGCTCCTGAAACGCGGCGTTTATGGCACTTGGCACCACATCAGCGCCAAGCACGTTGGCCGCTATGTGAACGAAGTTACATTCCGCCTGAATGCCGCGAACGTGGCCCGTCACACACTCGACCGCTTAGATTCGTTCATCGCCGCAGTGGACGGACAGCGGTTGACTTACAAGAGGTTGACGGCATGAAGAACCATCGACCTCTGAATATGTGCGCTGAAGTCCTCGGACCCGCAAAATGTCACCGCGAACCATTGCCGGGACGCCAAAGATGCCGAGTTCACGAAGAACCCCTTTTGGAAACATCTCGTCTTGCTCAAATAGCAGATTTAGTGCTGGCTTATAGGCCCAAACCAAAGTCAAAAGCGGCGAAGAAACGGAAGCGTAAGGAGAAAAAGCATGGATCGGTTTAATTCGCATGAAGACGTTGAATGGGCTAAGGGTTCCTTCGATGATGGTGCGTGGGCGCGCATCTCTGGGATTCCAATTGATGGGCATCCCTCTACAGACACGATAGGTCAGTTTGCGGTTCGCTCGTGGCGTGCAGGATGGGCAGACGCCGATATGGAATTGCAAGCCTTGCACGAGGCTTCTCCTGACCTTCTGGAAGCACTGAAAGAAGCTCAAGCGGTATTGGCAGTGTTTTGGATGGGCGATCATGCCGGGAGGCCGCTGGCCGATAAAATCCAAGCTGCTATCGACAAAGCTGAGAGGAAGGCCCATGAAGCACGCCAATGAAGCTGAGTGCGAAGCGGCAGGAATAGACACCAAAAAGGTCGAGAGTCTTGCGAGGAGGTTTGCCGCTTTAGCAAAAGAATCACATGCGCTAGGCGTGTATGTGTTCGGCGGCTCTGGTTCAGGAACCATCCGTCCCATTCGCCACAACGAAAGGCCGCTCATCCTAGCTAGCATTACGTCCTCCGGTTTCGATGGTGGAGACGGAGCTACACGCACAGATGAAGATGGACTTCTTCACGGCGAATAGCTCGGATTACGATGAAAGGGAGTCAAGTATATAATTCCCAAAGTTTGGGGTGTCATCCTGAGCGACAAGCGCCAGCGGCGGGCAGCGCGGCTGGGCTACAGTTAAGCCGCGCGTTACCCCGCTGCAAGCGACGAGCGAAGGACCCCAGCGCAGCCAGCGTTGCGCTGTGGTCCCAAGCTTTTCGACCAGCAATCGGTTCCACCAATGCCCTACCCTTCCCTGTACACCGGAGCAATCATCGATGAATACGAAGTCGAAGGTCCAGAGCTCTCCCGCCGATCCCACTCTTCCCAAGGTCGCGCTCACCCTCAACGGCCGCGAGTATTTCCTCGCGTTCGATTTCAACGCCCTTGCCATGGGCAGCGAGCTGCTGGGCGAAAATCTGCTGGAAGAGTTGAAGTTTGAGAACATCAGCGCCAGGCGTCTGCGCGTCATGCTCTTTGTCGGGCTGCTCAAGTTCCAGCCGGAGATTACCGAGGAGGAGGCGGGCGCGCTTGGCGGGCCGTTCAACGCGGGCAAAATTCTGAACGCCATCGCCGCCGCCTACACCGGCTCGAACCCGGAAGCGTCGCCCGAGCCAGGGGATAGTAAAGTCCCAAACGCCTAGCGCCAGCCCGGCGGCTCACCGCGCCACAGCGCTGGCTGCATCTCTGGTCTACCGCGCAGGTTGAACTGGGTTTGTCATCTACCCAGTTCTGGCGGCTCACTCCGCGCCAGTTCGCCGCCCTGCTGGCTCGCAAGCGCGAGCAGCGCGAGTACCACGAGTTGCTCGTTGGCATCCTGGCTTCGACGGTGGCCAACTATTCAATGGGTGCGCCCAAGAAGCCGCGTACGCCTTCAGACTTCATGCCATCGCAGATGGGCAAACGCCGCGAAGCCAAGCCGAAGCGCATCAGCCGCGCCAAGGTGGCCGACCAGGTACGTTCGATCTTCGGCGGCATGGTAAAGGGGTAAGATCAAGTGGCCATTAAGGCACCGTAGTCACACTGCACCGGTTGGCGTCCTCCGGTTGGAGCAGCCCAGCCCTTACGGCGACCTCCGCGACGGCCCTGCATGAAGCTAGGCGGTTCAGCTTCGTTTCGTAGACATCCGGCTTGTCGTCCTGGAAGGCCCGTGCATATATAAAGTCAACGGACAGTTTCCGTAACCGCTCCAGTACCCTTTCTACAAAAAAACGGTCAGCGCCGCGGGCGTCAATATTCAGGCTAGCTTCCTCATCGTCGAGAAACTGGTTGTACTGCGCGTGTTCTTCGGAACCTAGAACGGGATCCAGGATCTTGTCCACGAGCCCAAGGTAGTGTAAGCCGACGTGACGGACCCAGTCAGACAGGGCAATTGGATGCCCCTCGGTTTTCACTGCGGACGGCTTTAACCGTCCAAGAGCGGCGGAAACGAAGAGAGTGCAAAGCAGGATGGGTACGGCCCAGCAGGATAGTTTCAAAAGCATTCTCCCAAGTGTGGCGCGTTCGCAAGTAGCTTACTCCCGGACGCCCGTTTCGTCTTTAATTCATTTTCGCAAAAAACACCGAGGTAACCCATGCCAGGGCCCGTAGGAATCGCGCGAGTTGATATCCGCTGCAACACCAGCTCGGTCACCACGGGCCTCGATAAGGTCAAGACGCAGACCCGCGCCGCCATGGCGCAGATGAAAAAAGATGTCAACGAGTCGAACCGCACCCTTGCCATCATGGGAGAGACGATTGGCGTCGGCATCCCCAGGCACATTCGCGGTTTCATTTCCCAGCTTCCCGGCGTCTCCACCGCGCTTTCCGCGGCCTTCAGCGGAGTCGCCATCATTCTCGTGGGCAAGGTGATCCTAGAAGTCGCCGAGAAGGTGAAGAAGCTGGCCGAAGCCTACAGGCAAATGGGTGAAGCGGCCAAGAGGTCTGCCGACGGCTGGCGCGAGCAAACGGGCACCATTCAGGCGTCCAACGACGCGATGGAACTCTCCAACGCGAAGCTAGAAGCGCAGATTGCGACGCTCGAACGCAAGCCTGCCAACAATCTCAAGGTTGCCGTCTTCGAGGCGCAAGAGCAGACCGACAAGCTCACCGAGTCCCTCTCCAAGGCAATTGAGGCAGAGTCGAAATTGCTGGAGGCGCACAAGGTCGGCCTGATGGCAAAATACCTTGGCAACGCCGCCGACAACTCCGGCGTGGCGGCGAAGAACGCGGAGGGCGCGCAGAAGGTCCTGGATCTGAGCGATGCGAGAGCCTCGGCGACAGAGGCATTGAACGGACGTGGGCTTGACCATGGCTCGAAGGCTTACCTCGACGCGCTTGCAAAGATCAACGCCGACTATCAGACCGGACTCAGGAAGGTCACGGGCGAATATAGCCGTTACTTCCGCGACCTGTACAACGACACAAAGCGGAATGACACCGCCGCTCGGGCCGGATACGCAGCGTCCCGCAATAGTCCGACCTCCGGCACCGCGATGGTTGGAAGGCCGTCCGACCCCACCCTGACGCTTATGGATGCGAGCAATGCCTCGCGTTTCTGGAGAGGTCAGGGCACGGGTATTGACTTAGCCCAGACTAACCTCGGCCTGCAAGGCACCCTCCACGGCCTGAAGGGCAATCCGAAAGGCTCGGGCGCGTCCTCCGGCAATCCCGATGCGGCGCGCGAAAAACAAGCCACCGAACAGATGGAGTTGTTCAACAAGTACCTCGAAATTTCCGAGACGGGCCACAAGCGCTCGCTCGCCGAGGAGCTTGACTACATCAACAAGTTCGACGCCCTGGGCGAGAATCGCAACGCCATGGCCATGGAGCGTAACAAGGTCTGGCTCAAACTCCAGGAGCAGAATGGAAAAGTAGATTCCGGCGGCAGCCTCTTCGCCGGACTTGGAAAGATCAAGGTCGTCGATCCCGAGGAGATCGAGCGCGCCAGAATGGAAGTGGCTAGATTCAACCGTGAGATGGCGAAGACCAGGGACGAGGTAGCGGCCAAAAGCATCGACTGGGCGGAGAAAACCGGCCAGATGTCGCACTATGCCGCCGCCACTGCGCTGGCCGCCCTGCACACCCAGGAATTCAACGTGCAGTTGGGCATGCTCCGCGCTGAGCACGACCAGATCCTGATGGACCGGATGACCGGGAAGATCACCCAGCCCGCAGCCGACGAAGCCTTCGCGAGAAACCAGAACGCCCAGGGCACGCTGATCGCTAACCGCCCGCTGCAATCTGCCGAGGACAAATACAATCAGCAGTCCCAAACCGCCATGCAGGGCATGCGCGATTTCTGGGATGCCGCCATCAAGGAGGCCGACAACGCCGCCAAGACCGTGAACGCGCTCTTTACCCAGGCCATGAGCGAAGTCAACGCCCAGCTCGTAAATGGCATGATGGGCAAGAAAATGGACTGGGGCAAGACCTTCGGGTCGCTCGCGTCCAGCACCCTCAGCAGCGGCCTCAAGACCGGCGAAGGCATGATCGGCAAAGCGCTCGGCTTGGGTGGCAAAAAGGGCGACTCGCCGATGAATCCCATGTATGTCTCCCAGGTCAACGCGCTTCCAGGCGCAGCGGGCGGTGCGGGCGCAGCAGGCGGTGGGGGAGGGATATTCGGCAGTCTGCTTAAGCTCTTCCACATTCCCGGCTTCGCCGAGGGCGGCTACCCGAGCGGCCTCGCGATGGTCGGCGAGAACGGCCCCGAGCTCGCCAACTTTGGCGGCGGCGGCCACGTCACCAGCAATAGCGACGTGCGCGCCATGCTCAAAGGCGGCGGCGGCAGTCCCGTTTACAACATCGATGCGCGCGGCAGCAACGCCGCCGACGTGCAGATGCGCGTGAAACAGGCCATGCAGGTGACCCACGCCCACGCCGTGCAAAGTTCCATGCAGGCGCAGCGCGAATTGGCCGCCCGCAGACCGCGCTCGTCGTAAACCGGGGCTGCCAGGTGTAAAGAAATTCGCACCCTGTAAAGAAATTCGCACCCTGTAAAGAAATTCGCACGCCGTTTTGTTTGAAGTGTCATCCTGAGCGCAGCGAAGGACCCCTGCGCAGCTCGCATCTCCAGCTCCATCCCAGGCTTTTCAGCCTCCCGCGATTTTCAGCTCAAGGATTCCCGATCATGTCGAAGCGTCTCCGCTTTCTGCTCTTCGCGCTCGTGTGCCTCTTGTGCGCCTTGCCGCTGTGCGCGCAGTACACGCCCGTTGCCGCCTCGCTCCTGGGCGACGCTTCCGGCAACCTGCTCGCGAACGGCCAGATCTGCGCCATGGGAGTGAACCCCGCCACCAACACGCGGGTCGGATTCAACGCGGGCGGTGTCAGCGGCTTCAAGCTTCCCTCGCCATCCGCTTGCGGCAAGGTCACTGCCGGCGTCATTGCCTCCGGCTATCAGGTGGCCGACTCCAACCTCACCCATCCGCAGTACGTCGCCTATCTGTTCACGGTCACCGATCTTGACAGCGGCGGAAGCTACACCATCGGCCCCGCCCAGGTCTCCTGCAGCATCACGCCGACGCCCAGCAACTGCTCCGGCGGCGTCTGGTCGCTCGATGGCTACTATCCCAGCGTCGTTCCCCTCGCGCTGCAGCAGTACGGCCCTGCTGGCCCGGCTGGACCGGCTGGGCCGCAAGGGCCGCCAGGCTCCGGCGGCGGCGGGAGCATGACGTGGCCGTCCGGCACGGGCTTGGCCTGCATCACCGGCGGCGCGTCCTGGTGCGCGACCTACAACGCGGGCAACCAGATCCCGGCAAGCTTCCTTACCTTGCCGACGTTCCCCACCGGAACGATTGTTGGCACGACCGATACCCAAACCCTCACCAACAAGACAGTGGACGGAGTATCGCCCACGA